CGACATGCTCAAACGTCCAGTCGCGCACAGAGCCGTCAAGATTCAGTTCCATGAAAGAAGCATTGCGGAGGTAGTTCTCATCATCCGTCACCTCATAGACCGTCTCCGCGATCTTGGCAGCCACCAGGCCCTGAAGGATCTGCACGGCGGTATCAAGACTCTCACCCGTACGACGAAGACGGACGTCACCGACGATATACGCATTGATCAGGTATTCACCGAACTCCTGCAGCCAGCCGAAGAGGTGGTGATAGATACCCTGGAGATTACCCAGACGACCCTTCAGATGGTTGTCAGGATCCGTCTTCATACCATAGATGATATCCATGTATGGGGCGTTCGTGCCTACGGAAGTCAGTTGGATGATACCCTTACGTTCCGGATCCGTCAGGTTATCCACGCGGCAGAAGGTGTCATGCTGCTCAATCAAAGTTGCAGGAGTACCATTCTCCATCGTCGTCGCAAAAGCGGTGAACTTCACCCAGTCGAGGCGATCGCCATTCTCATCAACCTCCCCACCGGAACCAACCTCCGTAATCCTCAGTTCATAACTCTTGATGATATAGCCGTCACCACCGCTCGCTACATCATTACCAGGCTGGTACTGCTGCACCATGATACAGTCACCGACGCGAAACGGCATCACGAACTTACCGCCATTCGTATTCAGCCATACCTTACCAGTGGTAGGATCATAATGATGTACCTCTTCCATGGCAGTGATGATCCGGTTATCATTCTCACCCAACAGCTGGGACATGATGAACTCATAGACTCGCAGCGAGCCACGGATATTCGCACCGTCACACTCCAGGACATATTTATACTCGATCTGGCCTGCAGCATTAGTAAACTGCTTCTTCTGGATCGCCCAGCCAGTGCCTCCGGGGAAGCCGCTGAAAAAGTTGGAGCTGGAGAGACTGCCGGAATAAATAGAGTCACCAGCCACCTCCAAGGCGGGAAGCACCCTGCCGAATTCGTCCACATGGCCAGTACCGTCACCAAGTTTGGTGAACTCACGCACCCAAAGCTCCTTCAGTTCTGCAATACCCTCTTCAGTGATCTTACCACCTTTCAACCCTTCGGCATACTCACCGAAGAAGATGGGACCCAGCGTCGTGAGTCCTTTCAGGAAAGAAGGGTGGTTCAGGACCTTATTAAAAGTGATTTCGTCGAATTCACCGATCTTAGCAAACCTCAGCAGCTCGAGAAACGCAGTACCGATGCGAAAAGCAGTATTCGCATGCAGACGGTACTCATCACGAATACCGATAAAGGATTCCTCTAATTGTTGGGCAAGGGTCTGTTTGGCCATCGATTGAATAGAATTTTCTGCAAAGCTACACAACCGACTCCCAAACTAAAACTACAAAACACGGACGCGATTGAACACCTGATCAATCGCAGTAGTCATCATTCCGAGGTAAGCGTTGCCGAAATAATCACGCTCCAGCTCGTTCAGAACCATACGGCTAGCGTAGTATTTACTCCAGTACCAAGGTTTAGGTTTACGGGGGTGGCCACCGGCGATCCTACCACCCCAGGCAGGACCGACACGCTTAGGTTTGTCAAGTCCATGTTCGGCACGGTACTGCTCACCACCAGGCAGCAGGAACGGCAACTGGCCGCTTTGCCAAGTACCGACGCCGCGGGAAGAAGCGTAATACCTGCCCATGCTATCCACGTAACCATCGTTAGTGAACTCCCTGCCGGTACCATCATCGACATATTTACCATAAGCGGGGAAAGCGTGACGGATAGCCGTCTTCGCACCTTCCAGGATCAGCTGGGCTTCTATAGAGTTATAGAGGTTTCCTGTATCGACGGCACGGAGTTTGGATATGCGCTCCTGCCAGTAAGTGACCATATTGTTCGTCCACTGCTGCAGATAAACCTCTCTGGCTCTCTCCGAAGGCGCATGCTTGCCGTGACCCCTACGACGCTCATAATATTCCTCGATGGCGAGGTTCTTCATCAATCCCATACCTTACTCCTCCCATTCGTCAGGATCAAACACCAGATTTAGCGGCTCGTTGTTCTGCAGCTGGAAGAAAAGACCAGTCGCGCCATTGAACGAGTAGCGGCCATATTCCTGCGAATAGACCGTCTCGAGGTTCAGGTACATCAGAGATTGACCATACTTAAACGAAGCCTTATCCTTGATCACGCGGCTCAGCATCTGCTTGAAGATCCTGCGAGCCAGACTCAGGGCTTCCTTGTATTTCACCTCATTACCCAGCTCATAGCCCACGATGATATGGACAGCGTACACCTTACGGTCAAACCAGCCGGGCTTAGCCCCGAAGGTGTTGCCACTGGTCGTATCATCCACCAGGAAGAAGTTGGCATGACTACGGTATTCAGCCATTACCTGATCCAGCCCTTCAGGACCGGAGCAGTAGCCACGATAGAAGTTATTAGCCTTCACGAGTTTATTCTTACCCGCCATCTCCACGAAATACTGTTGATCGTCGAAAGATTCCTTAGTTACTACCATACTTAGCCTTGAATTCCTCAGCGTCACGGGCTTTGGCGTCGAGTTCCGTAAGGGCTCGTTTCGTGTCGATGGACTTCACCAACTCCTCCTTCGTCACGTCGCCGTCTGTCAGCGCACGTAGCTGAGCGTTATACGATTCCAGAAAACTATAATTACCACCCACTTTATCAGCAGGCTTAAAGAAATGAGGGAACATCTTGGCATATTCCTGTTTGATCCACGAGAACCAGAAGAAGACGCTGGTACCAAGGGCGGCATCCACCTCCATCTCCTTCTCAGTGTCACCCACTGGCTTATCGCCGTCCATGAAGAGCATACGGGAGAGATCTACCAGAAACTTAAAATCCTTGGTGTTGAGATAAGCCTGGTACTTCCTTTCGCAAGAGAGGAACCAGCCAAACTGATAACCAGACAGCAGCTCGTCTGCAGCCTTGAATTCCCCAGCCGTATCCAGCCCACGACCGAAGTTTTCGAAGCTGCTGACAAAGCCCAGCTGTCCGATCATATCGTGCACCTGCCAGTTCTGCAGGTCGAAATACTTCCATTTGCCCGTATCGAGCTTCACGCGGCACGACACACTCTTCAGCCTTTTCTTTCTGACTTCGATCCCACAGAAACGGAACAGAAGGTAAGTGCGGATCTCAGTGTCGCTATAGAGGTTTGAGCCGATCAGATCCAGCACATAACGCAACTGATCCTGGGACAGTTCGCCCCAGGAAGTAGGACACTCCAGATGAAGCACCTTATCCGACGAAGTGAAACGCGCTGTCCTCTTTTCTATTCTCATACGGTTCGAAGTGATTGCATTCATAAGCAGAGCTGTTGGCATAGGTGCTGAAAGCATCCAGATCACCCTCCAGCGTATTCATGAGCCTACGGAAATACTCGTAAGCCGTACCCTTATTGCCTTGGATGGCCACACCGATAATCCTGCGGATCTGATGCACCACACCACGCTCCTTCTCGCTGAGTGAGCGAGTTGCCATCTTATCGATCAGCTCATCCATAAACTCATCCGAGATCTTCTCCCTCAGCCATCGGTCCGTATCGAGGATGGTGGTAGCGGCATTCTCCCAATCCTTGGAGATGGGCGCCTGCAGACCCGCGAACTGACGCAGGAACCTGAAGCAACAGAAGAGTGTATCGATGATCACCAGCCCCTGTCGGTACCAACCATCCAGTTTGAAGCACTCCTCCAGCAGCTCATCCATCAGGAACAGACGTTTGACACGCAGTTCCCCGTCGAGGGCATCCACGCGCATCTTGGAGGCAGGTGCCGTATTGTTGGATGAAACGATACCAAAACCTGATTCAGTCAGAACCAGGTCGAGGCCGCGCATCTCCCTGAGGAACACTTCGACAGAAGCCAGGCTGATAACAGTCTTGGCCAGTCTGCCTTCAGGCTCATTGTTCACGGCAGAAACACCAATATCCCCCAGTTTATCAATGGCGATATCCTCAATGGCTGTGTTGATCTTATCCTCTAGTTTGGCAAACACAGACCCCTTAGGCTCCTTGGCTGCAGGGATGGCCAGATCAAAGTCCGGCTTATTGATTTTGATTGTTATTTCCATTGTCGTCAGTATTAACAGATTTCTCCTCAGCATCCTTATTCTTATCGAGTGTCGTCAGTTGGACGATCGGCACGTCGATAGCAAACTTCTCATCCCACCCGTTATAATGCATGATCACGTGGTAAGGCACCTCCATGATATCATGGAAAGCCTTCTCAAGCGCCTGCTTCAGCGTGAACAGCTCGCGTTTGTCAGAACCCGAGTTATTCATCTGGCTCTTACCAGGCGTGGCACCAACCATATTCGGATGGACACCCATGGCGAAGCACAGGGAGTTGCTTGCTTCCTGCATATCGTCGCTCCAGTCGCCACCCTCTTTCTTATTGCCATCAACCAGGTTGTAGACACGCACCATACGCTTTTCCTTACCCTCAGGCGTAGTGTCGTAAGATGTCACCCAGGCCTTACCCGCATTCTCCGGCTTTGTGCAGAACTCAGTGATCCTTTGGCGTTCCAGCTTGATACGTTTCGCCCGTTCATTCTTATCAGTGATATTCTCCTCCTTGCAGACGTTATCCCAATACGTGCGGTGCACCTCTACCTGGATACGGGGAGCACTGGTATTCTTGATCATGAACCTTTTACCGATGCCGATCAGGCGATAGATATCATACCAGGCGTCCCGATAGATCGACGCAAAGTAAGGCACCGGATAATAGCGATAGCCAGGTGTAGGGAAGAGGCAGAGGATGGCAAACTTACACTGCTTCCCCATGGGGGGCTCATCAATAATTTGAGAGGTATAGAGATGCGGTCCCTTACCCATACGATACTCCAGATCACCCAGCGGGTCGATCTCATCCAACAGCGGGATAGCCTCGATGGTCTGCGTACGACCCTCGCGGAAGTCGCCCACCAACACGTGCTCGATACAACCAAAGCTGTTGCGTTTCGTGAAACGGCAGTCGCAGGCGTTACGCATGCTAACCTTCACGATCTTCGAGTGATCGCGGCTCAGGTTGATCACCATGACAGAGAAGTAGTGATACTTCATGTCGGTGGACATCCGGAGCCATTGGAGGTGCAGCGCATTACGCAGGCAGAAGGAGCGGATATCCCTATCCTCAGCCTTCTCGCCTGTATCACGGTCCAGGAACCGGAGGCCCTGCCCGTAGCAGGTCAGGATATTGAAGTTCTGACACTGGCTCATCACCATATTGTCCTCGATAAGCTGCTGGTTGCGGTAGGGAGTGAGGTTATCCTTACCAAAGTCCACATACTCATACCACCGACCGCCGACACGTACAAACGAAGTATCCACATCGTCGTTGGAGTCGTAGATCCCCTGTGTGTCATGTTTATAGTGCGTAGATACCTCTGCCTCCATCTGGGCAGCGTCCTCGATGCTGCAGGGCATCACCTGGTACACCTCATATTCATCCTTGGTACCAACAGGCACCATCGTATTACTCACTTGTTCACTCATAGAAATATCTGATGACCGTTAATATTAAAGATAAAGATATCCGGCACAGTGCGGATCTGGTTGTTCACAGGGTTGATGATCTTATGCCAGCCTTTGCGCCAGCTGCTGGAGCTCACCATCCAGCCTTTGTATTCAATCACATTTCCTGTCTTGCCTTCCCACACCAGCAGATTCACCCGTTGCTTTGACTCACGGGCGACATCCAGCAGCTGCATGGCATCGTTGAAATGAATAGGTTTCCGTTTGTCCATAGCTTAGTTGAAAGTATTATCAAACGTATTATCGAAGACGCGGCCCTCAGCCCGAGCATCCCACACATTGTGGTTGCGATCCGCATACTCATACTCGAAAGTGAAGCGAGGCATATGGTCCGCCTCATTCGACATCTCCGCTTTTTCGCTGGTAATCACGATAGGAATATACCTGTCTGGAGACACCGCACCGTCATAGATCAGCAACAGTTCCACGTAGCTGCTGCGGAACACCTCACGCCACCAGTTCGCCATGGGGAAAGTCAGGTAGCCCGTATCAGCCTTGAACGTCTCCTTTTCCTCGATCGCATAGCTTTTCTTGAGTCTGCCGAAACGGCTCTGTTTACGGTCAAACGAAGATACCTGCTGATGCTCGCCGGTACAGTAGGCCATCTCCTGGACACCGAAGGAGTTGTAGAACATCAGCACAGGCGCCACGTCGGGCGCACAGTGATAGTTTACGTCGAACTTCTGGCTACGCTGACCAGCAGAGATAGTGTAACTAACAACAGTCCTGTCGTTCACCTTGAAGTTTTCATAAGAGCAGTCGATCAGCGTCCATTCGTCCGTAGAAATCTCGACGGGCACACTCATAGACCTGGTATCGCCATTCTCCAACGTCACCACACAGGAAGGTGATTCGGTACCGATATAAGTCAGGTACTCAGCCCAACCCGGAGCCGTCTCCTTTGGGCCGTCCAACAGTGTCAGGAAATGGGAGTTGCAGAAATCCTCAGCCGTCGCATTGATGATATTCGCCTTGCAGCTGATGACGCTGCAAGACAGGTTGCGCTCGCTGGTATAGATCACATCCACGACGCCGCTCATGATGTCCGACAGCTGCTGCTCCTCGATATGGACATCCACCTGGAAGATCAGCCATTTCAGGGCGTACGGTTCAATCAGGCGGTCGATATCAGTCAGTTCCACACGGTTTCTGGAGTCAGGATAAAGGAATTCATCAAACACCACAACGGGGGTGCCGTTCTTACTGACGGAAACGGTCACCTTAGCCCTGGTGAAAGTCATTGAGAAAGCCACGTCAGGGATACTGCAGGAGAATTCCTTAGTCCGGAAAGAGGAAAACATTGTAATCATATCGCAAAAGTAGTATTATATATAAGGTCTTAAAACAACGAAAGAAGGGCCGTCTGCATCACGCAGACAGCCCTTCCCGGATAGAGTAATAATATAGCTTTAGGTTCAAATGATCCTCCAGATCGCCCACTTGACCGATCCGTCACCCTCAGACAGCGGAGAGTAGTCGTGATCAATCATATACTCAGCAATTTCCTCTTGGGAAAAGGGGTACATATTTTGCAGGTCATCCTGCAGCTCCACCGTAGAGCGATGCTGACTCACAGCCCCGTCGCAAGGAAGCGGGCTGCGGAACTTGAAGAAAGCATCCAGGATCTCCCTCTTGATCTCGTTATGCCTGTTCCTCTCCTCCATCTTCCATAAGCATTTTCAGTTTTGCATACTCCTGCTTATACCTTTTCAGGGTATAGGCGATATCGTAGAGGTTATAGCCAGTCTGGGGTTCAGATTCAGCACAAGCCATCTGCTGCAGCTGCTCTTCGGCAGCATCGAGCACAGTGATCTTATCAGCCAGGTTGTCGGGGTCGCAGAGCTGGTTCACCAGCTCCACGGCCTCGGGTGAGAGATTGATAGCACTCATGACTCAACTTCTTTATGCTGCTCGTCTCCAGAAGTGGGGGGGGCAATATATATATCGCCGAGCTGACGGCGCCACTGATCTACCAGTCCACAGTCCTCAGCCCATAACTCCCTGCGACGCTGCTTATACTCGTTCTCGATCTCCACGCGCTTCATGTCGCGCTCTTCCATGATGCTGTCACGCAGCTTGCGGAACTTCAACTGTTCGTCCTGCAGACGGTCTTCAAACTGTAGAGTCATCACCTTGATGGCCTTACGCTCATCAATGCGGGTCTGATGCATGCGGGTCTCGATATCCGCCTTCTTCATCATAAAGTCTTCACGTGTCATTCTTTCCATGTCTAATCCTCCATATTTAATCGTTTAACTCTTAATAAACTTATATTAATACCCTTAATAGCTGATCCGGTCGCACCAATACGAAGATAGTCCTTCTGTTCTGAAAGGTAGTATTTCACAGTTTTTGGATACTTCATGTTGTAGAATTGAAGTTTGCCGATGATCTTCGACTTGACCGCTTGGAACTCTTGCTCAGTTTCCACATAAGTAAAATCCAGATTCTTATGAATATACTCAAGGATCTCATCTACTTTACGACCCTGGACGGAATACGCCCACGACTTGCCAAACACTATCATACTTCAGCCTCCTATGATTGAAGCGAGAAACATCAAACCGAAACCGAATGTGACAGCAGCTGCTGCCTGAGAGAAGAGCTTCACACGGCTCATCACCTTCTGGATAGCCGCCGAAGCGTTAGCCTGCTTGAGAGCCCAGCCAATGGAGAGCTCACTGATCTTAACACGATGGCACTGTTTCGCCGTGCCCTGCGTCTTGGCCTGCCCTATCGGTGCATAGCCGTCGAACTGCAATGTCAATTGTTGCATATTGCTGTGATGTTTAGCGATGCAGGGATCCGCCCTGCGCGGTTTTTATTCCCAGTGTGGGAAGGGTTTGTTCCCAGTGCGGGAATATTTTGTTCCCAAGGAGGGAATGGTTTTCCCCAAATGACAGGGAAAGCGGCAGCCGTTCCCCTGTCGCTAAACATCACAGACTCCGTCACAAGGACTTATATCTACTGGGTGGCCACCGCTATTGGTGTAGTGAGGTCTATGGCAGACCTCGGAAGTAAATTGGCATAAATAATGCCCGATGTGATTTCGGGCGTCATCATCGCCCTTATGACTTGCGTCATGTAATGTTTAGCGTTGGCAAAGTTACGAAAAAATCCCGAACTTCCAAAGAAATTCGGGAAAAAGTTTGCAGAAAACCACAAAATTTAGGCAAAAATGTATTAAATCATATAATCTTCTGATTTCAACTGGCTACTTCTGCATTTATCTGCAACGATCGCTAAAGAGAAAGTTTGTTTTTCTTTAACCCATGTTGTGCTCATCCAGCCGATAACAATTCCATCTGAGAATTCTTTGACCTTATAGCCATCGTTCATTGATATATAACCTACATGAAATCCATCAACTGTTAATACCCTGATGGCATTTTCGTCCTGTGGATTACTTCTTTCTGGTACCATAATCATCATTGCACCTACTTCAAGTATAGAAAGATGTAGTAATGCTTCTTTATCACGGTATTTCATTCCAACCACTTTGACGTATGTATTTCTATACTGTTTGAAAGGGAAGGAAGCGAAAGGATAAAAGTTCTTTTCAATTTCCTGGGCTGCCCAGCAGTCAAAAACCAATTCCAATAAATCTTTTGCTTCTCGTTTATTATCAAGGATTATAGATTCTGATCTTCCTATTTTACTATTTTCAATACTACATAATAATCTATTATTAATCGGAGATATACAATGAATTTTATTGTTGGGACTGGAGACATCTATTTCAAGAGTTTCATTTAAAGAACTTCTTGGCTGAGTGTATTCTTTAAGTTTAGATTTCATCTTAACATCCTCAGGAATTTCATCAATAGAGGAATTACCTTTTTGATTATTACTGGATGAATCTTTTTTCTTGTTTCTATTATATTCGCTCTTTGGATTCACTATATTGTAGATTGAATATACAATTATAAAAGTAGCTACAGCGAGAAATACTATTTCAAAAGCATTCATAATTCTTCAAAGATTAATTAATACGGTGGCAAAGATAGGAAAAACTTTCCAAACTTGCAAGAAATGGAAGAAATAAAATCGAGAATTTTTACCATGCCTTCAACAGCTGCAGTGACAGCGAGGAAAGTCACCGATTTAACGGCATCGGACAGGAAAGTCGGGGCAAAGTCAGCCGATTTTGCAGGAAAGTGGCACTTTCAGATAGGAAAGTCGCGTGTGAGAAAGGCGGTTTTTCGCCATAATTCCACACCCAAACCCCAAATCGGGGACCCAAAAAGCTAAGGAACAAGGAATTAGCGTTTTGGGGTTGGAAAAAGATGTGCGCTCAGCAACATCCACAGCCCCCACCGCCCTACGCTCCGAGCCGACTTTCCGACTTTCTCAACACGGAATATGTAAAACAATATTACTTTGCCCTCTGTCGGTGATTTCTCGATGGTGCAAACGGCATCAGCGGTCGGGCGCACATCATAACAATAAGGGGGAGCCGTAACGACTCCCCCAGTGGCTAACAAAAAGGCTCTAAGTGTTTTTCAATTCATAGTATTATATTCTCCCCTGTTCTAGGTACGAATAATATCTACCATCCGTTATAATAACATGATCCGCAAAATGCACCCGCATAATTTGGCATGCCTTTTTAATACTGGTTGTTAGTTCGTCATCCTGTCGGCTGGGTGTGATGTTTCCGGATGGGTGGTTATGACATACCGCTAATATAGTGGCGTTATTTAACACACATTCTTTCATTATTACCCGTACATCTACGGCGGTCTCCGTTATCCCTCCATGACTTATCCTCACGGCTTTAATAAGTCGGTAGTGTTGATTCATTAGAATTGCCCAAAATTCTTCGGTTTGTAAATCCATCATTTGGGGGTGCATATAGTTATAAATACGGGTAGCCGTTCCCAAATCGGGGGTTTCTTCCACCTGTGCCAGTTGCCTACGCTTTCCCAGTTCCACGGCTGCGAGTATTGCCATAACCTTTGAAAATCCAAGCCCGTTGTACTGCATTAGTTCATCGGCTGAACGTTTGCCAAGTGTGTTAAGATTGTTTCCGCAGTCAGCCAAAACACGGGCGCACAGTCTTACTGCGTCCTCTTCCCTGCTACCTGTACCTATAAGGATACTTAGTAACTCGGCATTCGTCAGGGCTTGCGCTCCCAGTGTGTTGAGCTTATGGCGGGGGCGGTCGGTTTCTGCCCACTGCCCCACGCTCATACGACCTAATATTTTAATATTGCTACTCATGCCTGCGCCTCCTTTCTTGCCTTACGTGTTGAACGTTTCACGGCTGCCCGTGTCTTTTTGGCTGCCTTGGTCTTAGCGTCCTCTTTGGCTTTCTCCATGCGTTCTGCCGTCTGCATGGCATGCAACCCAAACGATGGGGACAGGGGAACGGGTTCGGGTTGTGGCTCGGGCTGGGGATCTCCGAAACTAATTTTGGTCTTAGCGAAAAAGATCCCGCCTTTAACCTCTGCGCCTGCCTCTTCTAATACCTTGGCGAAATCGTCAGCGGTTCGCCCACTGCTGATAATGTCGTCAACGATTACGACCTTTTTACCCTTGAAAAACTCGCCATCTACTTGCACCTCGTAATTATCGTCTTTTACTACGGTGTGCGCTGGGTTGCGATGCGCTGCCGTGCGCTTGCCTAATATCGTCACGTGCTGCATGGGGTTCGCCTGTCCTAGTGTGTTGGCTACGACAACACAAAAATAAGAAAACCTAAAACGATATTGTGCCATACTGGAGCAGGGCACAGGCACTACAACCAGTTCACGGGCTTTATCTCCGTACCACTGGCGCAACTTAAAAATAACCATCTGCGCCCCCTCTTTAAGTTGGGCTTTTTGCCCGTCCTTAAAGTTGATTACCCACTCGGAAAAATTCTTTTCTTCCTCCGTTGCTAACTCTCGATAAGCCTTGGGGATATACACCCCGAAATTAAATTTTTTGTCCATAACTCAAAGATTTAATTAATACTATATGTTGATAAGGTAACAAATTACTCTGTCGCCACAGGAGGGAATGACTCAACGCGCACGCCGAACATATTTCCCCTCCCCACAAAACTTAAATTTTGTGCGCGTTAAGCAGGCTTTCAGGCAGCAGTGGCGGGGGTTCTGGCATATTTTTCAGGAGGGCACCGAAAAGTTTTTTGAGCTTGCGGTCCCCTTGGGGACAAAAAAGTTTTTGGGAGGAGCCTGAAAAATGTGACAGGTTCATCGACACGCTGACAGAAAGACTGTAGCTTTGCAGAAAATTTGTGTTTTGTGGGGAGGGGAAATAGACACAGGAAACTTCAGGAAAATGTTGATAACATTTTCCGTCCTATTCACCCATATAAGAGCAGAACCCGGAAGAGTCGGTGATCGTCACATCCTGCAGATGAAGCTCCACACCGATGCACAGCGTATCAAAAGCATCGGATCCGTCCGTACGGTACTCGAGTTTGTCTTCTTCAGTTTCAGCCTCTTTCTCAGCCCGTTTATCCTTCTTATTCATATAAACGCCAGCCGTCTCGATGGAGAGCAGCAATGCCTCATTGTTATCACGGTTGATCAGCACCTGGTGGTCGGCACGGCCCACGAACATACGATTAATCAGCTGACATTTCACATCATGCGCCAGAGCCCGGCCAATATAAACCTCATCGACATTCCAGCCATGCTCAGAGATCTCAGAACTGATAAACGAATAGAAATCCTTATTTTGGCTGACTGCATAGCCATTACCTACGAAGGTATGATCAAAGAAGAAAACCAGATCTTTCTTTTTGTGATACTTGTAGTATTCACAGAAATCATCGCACAGAGCCTCTAGTTTTTTATCGTACTTCACATAGAAGCTCTTGATCACTCTCAGCTTGCCATCGTGCCCCAGTTGGCCCACCACCATCCAGTTGATATTATCGTTCGCATCGAAGGCACACATCAGCGGTGCTTCAGGATCCAGGTCAGCATCATTTCTACAATCATCACCAAGTTCAGCACCAAGTTCAGCCAGGCACAGATGACTGTCATTAGGAGCCGTATAGAGGTTGATATCCTCTCGCATGGCACCATAGAAACCATCGTATGCAAGGGTAATCCTCTTGCACATGATCGAGGTAGCAAACACCAGCGGGGGAAGTTCACGCTTCATACGACGGATAAAATCCTCACCCAGTACCGCGAGGTTATAGATTGAAGGGCGCTCCAGATACAGATAGGCTTGTTTCCGGAAGAAAGCCAGCTGCTGGTTGATTCTCGCCAGTTCCTTCAGGTAATGATCGTAGCGCTCCGGATGATCTTTCATGCGCTGCTTCACCTGCCACTGGTAATACACCAGGCCCTCGATGATCTTAATCAGTTCAGAGTCCATCAGTTTCTCGTACTGCAGGAACCAGGAGCCCTTTTTCGTGACAGGCATATCGCAGGTGATGGTGATACCATGGTGCAGCGGACACTTATCGAAAAACATCTCATTACCACGGTTAGTCTGGAACGTCTCGTTCTTTAGTTTCTCATAGTCCACGAACTTTGCTTCATCAATCAGGATATGATCGAGCGACATACCATTGGAAGCACCTTCACGGTCCTGCGTGATGATCTGGCATACGGATCCATTATAGAACCCGATGACATTCTCCCAGTTCTGAGGCGTGAAGATAGGATCCTTCCAGTGCAAGGCCTTCCACGGTTTCTTGCCGACCGTATAGTGCACATCGCGTTTGAAGCCCCATCGTTCCCAGTGCACCAGGAGCGACGGAAGCGTGGATATCAGACATTTCTTATAGGAAGGCGACACGAAACCCGTCGTAGAACCAGGCATCTGCTGGAACACCTGGATCTGACGTGTCGCATCGATCATACCCTTACCAGTACCACGCCCCATCACCGCAATGAGGTTACGCGGCTGCATCATCAGGGGATAGAGCTGCGCATCATTGAAGTATTGTTGCTGTGTCGTAGACATAAACGGGCGGGGTGAAAAGGGTTGTTGTTAGGGTTTCTGAATCAGCTCATCCATATTATCAGGACTCGGGGCAGTCTCATTATCGGTCGCCGGGATTTCTGTAAATTCCGCGAACTCAGCCTCGGCATCATACTTCTTAATAAGTTTCTTGATCCGACCGCGCAGGTCGGGGATTTTCTTGATACCGATAACTGAAGGATCATCAGTGGCCACGATCTCGAGAGGCACGATTTTATCAAATGCCAGATCAGGCGTATCCTCCTTATCCGTCAGATTGTTCTTGATGAGATTCTTCTGCATCGAGGCGACGGCACGGTGTTCACCGTCACGTTTAGCAGCCTTACGATCCTCCTCGATCATCTGGTTAATACGCCATCTCCAGAACTTCTTAGAAGACTCCTGAAGATTACCCACGATGATCTTCACACAATGGATATCATCATACGCCTGGCTCTCGCTGACCTTGAAAAACGCCATATCATACTCCACGAGGTCACGTGGAGACTTAGAAGAGAACCGGCACCAGTAAGTATAGAGGGCCCGGAACCGGATAACCCGCTCAATCGTCTGAGCAGGCACATGCTCCTCCTGCAGCTGGTTTTCGTCAAGCGCCAACCAACCCTGGTATTTATCAAGATCAGTGGGAACACTCATAATTCATTCATCATTTTACGAAGATGGTTTCTAAGCGCATCAGCAGCGGAAGGTGAGCCGGCACGAGCCAACTCGATATCCCTTTCGCGGATCTCGAGGGCGGCTTTCGCCATGCCCGCATAAAAAGCCTTGTGAACAGGGCTATTTTCAGAAGAAATCTCATCCCGGAACTCATTAATCGGCAGCTCCAAAAGGGCGGAAATCTCCGAAACAGGCGTCAGTTTGCTCGCCAGTTCCTTGATCTTTTCCAGCAAGTCCGTTGAATAATCCATTAAGCTGAATAGAATTATCATCCACCAAGTCCTTAAAACCAGAATACTGTTGGAGGAACACCTCCTGGTCGGTAGTGATGATAGTACACTCCGCCCGGTCGCCGTAGGTCTGGTTCTGCGAAGAGATGACAGTCACCAGATGAGAGTCATTCTGCACCAGCACCACCTTTGAGTGGTTCATGGACAGATAGACAGAATCAAAGCAGCACTGCATCTCACGATAGAGTTTCACCGTCTTATACGAAGCCTTCAGGTCTGCCAGCAATACTGAATGGCCGATCAGATCCTTTTTCCTGAGGTTATAGAAACCCCGGAGGAACGCATCAGACGTAGAGAACGTAGAGACATAAACATCCGCACGCCCGGTTTGTTTCAGGATCCAGTCCAGCAAACCGAGCGTGTGGAGACCTTTACCCAAGAAACTCTGCAGAGGGCACTTGGATAAAGGACTAAGAAGTTTATTCAGATCCTTCCCCCTGGGCATTGTCTTGAGGAAGAATAATAGCGATATCACAAGAAACGAGGTCAGCTTTTCTCTGGTCAGAGAGCACCACGCCCAGCTTCAGAAGCGTAAATACGCGGTTCTGGATCTTCTCACGCTGACTCTCCAGTTTCTCAGCATCCGTAAAGTCCGGATCCTTGGAGGCAGCCACCAGATCCATGAGCACAGGCAGGTACCGGCTGATATACGACTGGGCGTAGTCGATATCCTGCTGATCCTTTTCAGACAGCGCAGGCTTCTCCAGCTTCAAGGGCTCAGCAGCACCACCAGCCTTGAAGTCATCATACCGACACATCTCATCCTTGTATTTATACCAGGACTCCTTCAGCAGCTGCAGATGCTCGAAGCGGTCGCAGGGCGCATTGAGAGAAAGCAGGAGGTTGTACGTCTCCTTGATTTTCTTCCAACGCTCAGCATTGGCAGGCCAGATGGCTTTGATATCATCAGGCAGGGAGTCGTGGTCAGGGCGCATACCCTTTACGACGACACAGCCCGTATCACCATCGCCATCAGTCTCCTGGACAACAGGGATCTCCCCGTCAGCGGCACCGCCAGCAGCATCGATGGCAACCTGCACCTGAGGCACGATCTCCTTATCCAGATTTTCAATATCCTGAATCGTGTAACCCTGCAGACGATAATTCAGATGTTTGGAAATCTCATATTCCAGTTTCTTGACACCGGCTTTCGGATTGCGACAGATACGTTCATAGAGGCCACGGTTGCGGTTCACGCGCAACAGCAGTTCAGCACCTTTCTTGATACTCTCGCCACTGGAATGGTCGCCACGTAGCCAGGCCACCATACCCTCAGTTATTTTAGGATCAAAATTTGCCATAAACATTAAAAATTAAAAACGGGACGGCAGAGAAGAACTCCAGCCATCCCGCACCTTTTTACCAATAAACTAATAAACCTAAAAATTGAATATAAAGAATCTATCCTAGTCTTCAACTTTGTCCCCCGATTTGTCACTAACGATCGTATCCGTCTTGCCGTCGATCACACCATCCTCGGTCTCGAAGGTACCCTCGTAGAACGGGGCGGGGTTGATATCAGACACAGATGCAGTGACAGTAGTCTGGCTGGAGTCAGTCACCGCCTTACCTGCATTCTGGCCCAACTCCACCTGAACGCGGAACATCTCATTACCAATCACACGGATAGCACCATCGCGCTGCGGGTACAGGATCACAACGTCGTCGTTATTGAGTTTGGAAACAAGACCAGTCACCTTCTTCTGGGTACCAGGCAGAACGGCGGCGATCTTATTCAGGAACGACTTAGCACCCTCATTACCCTGAGACTCACAAGTAGGCTCAGACTCGCCCTCAACGAGGTCGATCTTCACGAACTTAGCACCCTCAGCGAGTACAAAGTTATCCTTGATGACAGCCACATCCTCGAGTTTCTCAGCAGAATCACCCTTCACCTTAGGGAAGGTGAGAATGTTCACGCGGCGAACCAGGTACATGTGCGGACGGACACCGGGGAGCGAAGCGCTGCCCTGGCAAAACTGTACGTCCTCGTACAAATCCTTATCAGTAGTACATTTGTTAGCCATATTTTTACTAATTTAAATGAATTACCAAGCGGTGTACTTCGTGTTAGCCTTACGGGCAACAGCCAGCATCTCCTTATTGATAGACAGGTACTGAGTACCGAAGAAGAGGTTGGAAATGAAGTCCACATCATAGTGAGAGGTCAGAGAACCCTTCACCTCAAAGCCCTCCTCAGAAGTTTCCTGGTTCCAGAGAGTCAGGATGTTGTTCTTGGAGGTCAGACACAGATAATCCTCAGGCACGTTGCCGAGAGCCACAAACTCAATATTCTCCTTGCCGTCGAGGTGAGCTTTCTGGAAACCGAGGTTGTAAGGCAGTGCGCCATGATTCATCTGGTAGCACACCTCGTACCTGTGCTTCGCAGTGTCGCTCATGAAGAGTTTCTTAGGAGCGCCATCACGGAGCTTTCTGTGCACACCCTTCCAAGTAGAGTTGGCAGTCTCAGAGCCCCAGATGAACTCATTCAGTACATCTTCAGCATTCTCGGTGGTGATACCCTCTGCAGGAAGAGTAAATAAATTCTGCTCCTCAGCCGACATGGTACCTAAAGCGATTTCAATATCCTCGATGGCGCAGAAGCCGTTGAACCATTTCTTGGTCTCCTTTGTGTCCTCTTCGTCATGCTTGGCGGTCCACAGATAATCATACATGTGTTCACCAATCATAGCAGCGATGTAGGCGCAGATACGCTTGGTCCAAGGCTGGTTCTTCTGACCAGAAGGATTCACGATATCACTTCCCCACAGTGTCTTATACAGACTGACGGGATCGATAGGCTCGATACAGTTACCAAGGAAGGTCTCCAAAGTGCGCTGCTTGATCTCAGTCGCACCATCACCCTTCTTATACTTATCGAAATTACCCATCTGGAACTTACCGCCCAGCTCATGCACATGCTCTTTGAAGCGGATGCCAGTACGGGAACCCATGTGCTGGGCAGCCATACGCAGCGCGAACATCGGCATGGTAATGAGCTCAGTACGATACTTTTGAGCAGACTCCTGAAGAGCCTCAGGCGTGAAAGTCGTCTTAGGATCTTTCACGGGCTGCACCTTAGGTGTAGCAGCGGGAGTAATAGGATCACCCATAATTACAGAGCGTTTTCGATAGATTTAAACAACTCAGCAGCGCCGTTGAGACCCTGTTCGTCCACAACCTCGCCACCATTACCACTCTCACCTGGACCTTCCTTGAGGTTCTTGATTTCCTCATCTTTGGAAGCGATCGAACTCTTCAGCTTATCGATCTCAGCCTTCATCTTGTCAATGGTAGTCTTTGCTGCCTTGCAAGCTTCATCCTGAGATTTCAGCTGATCGTCAATCTTCTTCATCTGGTCCTGAGTCAGGACGATATCGCCCTGCTCGTTGGGCTGGAAGCCATCCTTGATAGCCAGCAGCGCCATTGTACTTGCGAAGATTTTAATCATTTTACTATCTTGATTGTTGGCGAAAGAGTTTTTGAGCCCCTTCAGCAAATCCATCGCCTTTTGGATTACGCCAGCTGGTGTTTCCTCTCCCGACTCAGGATTGAAGCCGGAGGGGAGAGGAGGGAGACCCATATCATTAATAATAATATTCTTAACGTTTTGTGGTGTTGCGCTATCGACCTTCACGGCGTCGATCACTTCATCGACGATGCCGAACTCGACAGCATCAGCCGCCTTGATCCAGGCAGCCACCTTCATCTTGGCCTTGACATCTTCCACAGACTTGCCATTACGATCAGCGTAGATCTGTGCCAGGATATCGTCGATGGTTGATAACTGGTCGCGCTGGAACTTCAGGCGCTTAATACACTCATCTATCTGCTCTTTGTTTCTGGAACCATACTCGCCCACCCACGTCATGGAGTTATGAATAAGGATTAGGGCGTTCTTAGCCATCCTGATATTCTTCGCACCCATGGCCATGAAGGTTGCAGAAGAGGCAGACATGCCGAGGAACTCGACAGTCACATCCCCATGGTTCTTGAAGAGCTCGTAGATCTGCAGGCCCGTATCGACATAACCACCTAGCGAAGAGATGGCAACAGTCACGGGCTTGCCTTTTGAATTATCAAGCACGTATTTGACATAGCCGGCAGAGATACTCCAGCCGACTGTGCCAGTCAAATAAAGGTCATATTTCTTCATTTCTACCTTTGTTTTCGGCAAAGGTAGATATATATATAATGTATTAAAACAACTCTAAAACCTTAAAATTCGGGGGCTTGTGCCTTATTAGACCAAGAAACAGACACCTCCCAAAGCTGACTATCCGAAAGATTGTCAGGGAACAATTTGGAAGAAACCGTGACAGGATAAGGTCTATCTTTGGTACCAAGCGTCAGCCATTTACCATTGGCCAACTTCAGCACATAAGCCCAATGACCATCAATCTGAAGATCCTGGCAGGACCGAAAATCAAGTTTATACTCCCACAGAACGTTTTTATCCACCACCTTATTATTAATAGAGAGTTTGGCGGGAACTATAGTATTCAGTTCTGGCCCAAAATCAAAATACGGGTCTGTATCCACTCTATCAACATCCGAACACTGTACGCGGTACACCGCAATGACATTACTGATCATATCTAAAAATAAACAAATAGTTCTTAACTGTACATAAACGACGCAAACGACGGCTTTGAACAAAACCAACCCTTTTGATGGTACTTTTTTTAGTTAAAGAAATAAAAAATCACGATTTTCGTTTTCTTCTCTTGCTTCTGAGGTCGATACCGTGGTTATTGAACCTAACCTTCTCGCGGTAGAACCGCATCCGGATCGTGTCGGCATAATCGATATCGATACCATGCATCTCACACCAGGCATACGCGGCAGACTGGAGTTTCGTGTCATCACCGCACATCTCACTCATCTCATTCCAGAGATTCGTCAGGAAGATCGATTCGATATGTTCCTCAATCAGTTTCTTTCCATGACTGGAGATGAAATTAAAGCAGGCAGGATCCTTTTGTTTGGAATAAGGGATACAGATGGCGGTCAGACCTTCGGCAGCCGTCTCAGGGGCAGCACCTTTATGACGTCTCTGGAGTACACTGATAATTCTGGCATTAGACACAGAATGATCATCAAAACGGACAGGATCCCCGAAGCTATGGATGAGATACTGTCTGATAAAAGGTTTCAGTTTGAGATATATCACGAAATCGCTCATATTCATTGGTTTTGGGTGCAAAGATAAACAATATCAATTAGAAATCAAACGAATTTGGTAGAAATCAACCATGAAAAGTATTTTTTCTGCGCTCTACTGTTTTTCGGCACTTTTTTCTGTAAATTCTGTAATCAACAGTACCAGTCACGCTGAAAAGCCGATAAACAGAGGGGTTTTGAGAAATCTGTCACATACAATTCGACCTGTAAATCGTTCTGTACACCCCCTCCCCCTCTGTGTATTGGCCGTAAAGGCCGTGGTTCCGCGTTAAAAAGTGTAAACCGACTTTTTACATCTTTTATACAGATATACAAAACTTTCTCTTATTATACAAATCGAAAATGTATATCTGTATATAAAAAAAGAGCCCAAAACACCGATAAACACAAGACTTTTTCACGTTTCGCAAATTGCAATATACAGATATACAGATGAAACGCATATTCAGAGAGAGGGGAAAGGGGAGAGGAATGTCAACGGCCCTGGTGAGATACCAACAGAAAAGGTGGCCACCACAACCGTATAGGGGATGTAGGTGACCACCCGAGTTACCTCAAAAAACGGGTTCAGAAAAGAAATGTTTATTTAGCTCCAGGACCCCAAATGTCCTGCATTGACTGTTTGATCCTGGCTTCCTCGGTCTTAGTACGCAGGTGGATCATTTCCTCCTGTACCATCTCTCCAGTCGTCATATCGCGGGAACTGCGGATATTACGACCCTGGGTGTTGAGAAGATCCTTGGGGTTCAAGGCAAAGATCCATGAGGCCCACTTAGAGAAAGCCTTCAGGCGGGTAGTAAAACGCCGCATGGTGTCCTTTACACCCGGACAGTCCTTCAGGTAGGTCTCGTAGACGTTCTTACGCACCAGCTGGAGGTTTACATTAGGTCCATTCTCAGAGAAGAAAGTAGAAGCCCACTCCTCAAACTGCGGGCCCATCTCCGTCTTCAGCTTACGTTGGATGATATCCTGCATAGGCGGTAGGATCTTGACCGGCTGCATGGCCAGCGACAGGTAAAACTGTTCGCACTGCATTAAAAGATTAAGATCAGCGTTCCACTCCTCCTCGGTATAGAACGATCCGAACAGGTTCTTTTGGAAGTCATCGTAGATAGTCCGGCTCTCCTGGTAATCGAAGGGGTTCTCTGCCGTACGCTGGTGGTAGTAATCCGAAAACGTGACATAAAGCATACGGGCGTCACTGGAGGCATCGAAGTCGCCAGGCACATAATTCGTTGAGAACAGGAATTTCGGGGAGTCAGAGAAAGGAATAGTATAAGGTGTAAGACCTTTAGGATTGACGCGCATGTCGCCAGAGATGAGATTATAGAAATCCTTGATGGAAGTGAACTGGTTGATATCCTCGACACGAACCAGGCGAGTAAAGCGAGTGACATCAGACATGGCGTGTGTATCCTTCTGCAGATCCACCACCTTACCGTCCAAGGTAGTGATATCGAGGTGAAGCAATTGTTTCAGGGCCTCAGTGAAGAATGACTTACCAGAACGGCCATTAGCTTCATTCGTCTCAGCGATACGGTTGTCCATCAGGAATGCAGCCCAGGTTCGGGAAGGACTCTTATAAGCATGCAGCAGATAACCCAGCGTGAAGATCTTATTAACCAGGCACTGCGCCTGCTCCTCGCGTTGCTGCTCCGTCAGACACTCTCCAGCGATCTCGAAGGGGTGCAGCTCATGGTAGGCACGTTGCGCATCCGGACTGCCCGGAAACTGCTCCTCGATCTCCTGGCGCCAGTACAGACGGGAAGTATTAATCAGATAGCCGAACAGATGACTGGACTTAGAATCAGTGATCTCTAGCTTGAATTTAGGTGTCTGACCGTCGCTCATCGTCTCACCAGGCACCCACTCCACCCGGAACATCGGCGGCAGCTTACGGAAGTCGTGAGGGATCACACTCTGACTCCAGACACACTTATCCAGGGAATGGTCGCGGTAGAGGTGTAACTCGTAATCCTCACCATGGCAATGCACGAGACCATTCTGGAAATAGAAATCCTGCGTGTGGGCCGTATAAGAAGTGAAATCAGGATTGATAGAAGGCAGGGCTGAGAGGTAGGCGGGCGTGAAGGCCACATCCGTAGCGATCAAGTTTCTGACAGCGTGCTCGAGGCGGATCAGCGTGTCCTGGCGCAATGTCTCATTGGGACAGTCAGGATCCTTCTCTCCGGAAGCCCAACGACGGACGAAATCGCGGACGTCACGAGGTTTCTTCTTATAGACGATATTATCCTTGACCCTCACCAACTGCGGTTCATTCTCGTTCTCATCCTGAAGGCTGGAGAAACCATTTAGTCTCAGGAATTGGTGAAGACAAGTAGCGTCGATCTTATGTTTACGATCCCCGCTCTTCTCAGAAGTCTTAGTCACCCAGAACTTCGCCTCGACAGCGAGATCCATTAGGTCGAAATAGTCAGCCATGGTGGGATAGTACTGGCACCAGTCGCGGAAATCTTTCGATGGTCTACCACGATTATCCTTCATCTCCTTCAGGCTCTCCGGAAGCCAGCAGGTCTTCATCTCCATATACTTCAATGCCTGGGCAGAGCCACGGCTGATACCAGTTGCATCCAGATCGGGAATATTCACCAGTTCGCCAGCATAACGGATAATGGAAAGGTAATCCTGCTGATCGAGGCGGGCGGTCTCAGAATTGAGCCACACAGGACAGTCGCCACGGGCGGCCACACAGAGCGCGTCACGCTCACCGCTGCAGAGTACAGCCCTATAATACCGAGTCACGCCACGATCGACACCGGAACGTGGGATATCGCATAATTTCTTAGTCTGCCACTCCTCATTACACTCGCGCTGCTCCTTATTCAGCTGCTCGTGCGCCTTACGCAGTTCTACCAGGCCGTTGATGTAGTTAGCAGGCTTCGCACCCTCAGGGAAGTACATAAAGCGCCATTTCTTATCAGGCTCGTAGGGGCGATAAACCTTATAGAAACGGTCGGGCTTACCTTCAGCCGGATGATCGACGAAACACTCCCTCAGGAAGATGGGGAAAGACTCGTTAGAATGGAATTCCTTGATCCGACGATCCTTTACCTTACCCAACCACTCCAATGCGTGCCAGTGGAGCCGTTCACAGGTATCCCTCGACACCATCGGTCCCAGGATCTTCAGCTCACGATCCGTAAACTCCCTGATCTCGTAATACCACTGACCTTCCACCTCATCCTCGGTAGCAGCCCTTTCTACCACGCGGGCGAAATTCTTATCCGGAGAGAGTTCGTCCTTGATACCGAACTCCTGGGCGATGGCCAGCACAGCAGCACCAAAACGGCTACGGTCCCAGTTATGAACCCGCATCCAGGCGTCGATGCCATTCAGATCTTCGTCGTCGCCACCGAAGTCATGAACCACCCAGAGGCCGGCACCGTTTTTGCGGATCGTAGCGGAAGCCGTCTTTTCCGAGAGGCGCATCTTAAACTGTTTCTTGTTACCCACACAGTCTTTAGCCTGTGGGTAGAGGTCTAAAAGGATGTCGAGGCCATCACGGGTCTCGTCCATCAAACGTTTTCTATCAATCATATTTCAGCCATTTCTTTTCAACTCGCAAAAGTAGGGTAAAAACCTACGCTAACAAACTACTAAGGAGGCAAAGATAAATCTACCCCCCCCATCCTCGAACCGCAGCCATTCCTCCTCGAAGGGGATGGGTTTGATGCGGATATACTTGAATGGACGGCCTCGCGCCGGGGGCTCCAGTAACGCCCGTTTCTTCCGGATAGCGGTATCTGCAGACAACGGATTGGATATTCTTTCCCGCTGACCAGTCAGCCTATTAATACCTGTTACTATATACTTCTGTGCCATATCAACAATCAGGATTGAATCTATCAAGATCTTCTTCAAGGTCTTTAAGGATCTTTTCTTTAACCTTCATAGTCCTCCAGAGGCGCCGGAACTGACGCTCACCTCGTACCGTCCATTTAGTTTGTGGGTAGTACTTAAAACGGAAAACGACACCGGAGTTAGGATAGATCCGCAGCACCTTCAGAGCCTTTTTCAGTTTACGTGGCAACCTTGTTTTTGGTTTTATAATTGCAACCATACCCTGTCTATGTTTTTTATTGCCCAATCTTCGCGAGCCTTATTATACGACTTTTCAGGGGCAACTTCTATAAGTCCCTGATCTACTTTTTCGTCAAATTCTGACGACAGGAAATCGACACCATGGAATAACTCCTGGAACAAGAATTTCTTTTTGTTAGCCAGGGCAAAATGATATTCGATCATAGCGCCATCAGATTGTTTGTAATCCTTCAGTAAAAAGATACCGTCACAAAACGAAAGCTCATTTAAATCAAGTTTAAGAATTTCCTGGTACCAAGAAGTCTTCTTGCCTTGACGTTCTGCCTCGAGCACCTTTACGTCAGCGATCTTACCCAACCCGCTCGTAGTTGGATTGAATACCTCGTAACCATGTTCTCTTAGCACAGTTTCAGCTTTTTTAAATTTAGCGATAGTTCCAGGACTCAACTTTTCCTCGCCGATCTTTCCTGCAATATAGAATTTCATATTATACCCTTTCTTTCTTTTATTTCTTTCATGAATCTCTCGATCTTCTCTTCCCTTATTTTTTCCGTTTGAAATTCACCGAAGATGACTTCCAATTGACGACTAGCGATCATCACATCCGCTATTTCTTCCCTAACAGCTGCAATATCGCACTTATCTCTGCGCCAGTGACTGATTGCAACAGTTAATTCGGCCATCTCTTCGATAGCGCGGTTTATCAGCTCCTCTTCACCAATAACCTTGATAGCTTCTTCTAAAATACTCATGATAATAATTTTGTTTTTATATTCTGTTTCATTTACATACCAACCTCCATCACCTCCACGATAACCAAATTCGCCAGTGACGTTATTCACTGTATAGCCTTCGAGGAAAGAGCCACAATACTGACAGGTTCTTTTCAGCATAGCATTATCCATTCCACATACTTTACATCGCATATCCTAATACCAAATAGAAGTTAATCCGGCATACACAGAATATAGATGGGTATAAAAACATTCTGAATAGGCTTGAGCCGTAGCATCGCCGGTAGCGCCTATCTTCATGTACCCAGAGAGGTCTGAGAGAGGATCCTGACCGGGGATAACCTTATTCGTATTCATTAAAGGGTCATTCATAATTAACTAATCTCAGTTTCAACATCCGTACTCACTGTTATTTCCGTCTCCAGTAGCGGTTCCTTGCCACCTGTTATACTCATTATTGGCGCCTTCCCATAAACCAAGCCTATCGATTTGTTATTGAGGCGAAGTCTTATCTTTAAACCTATCTCCAGATTGTCCCCTGGATTTAGTTTCAATAATCGCTGTATCACTTTATCTACTTGCATCTCTTATCTTAATATAAACTTTCATATTTCTCAACTCTTAGAATCGTCAATCCAATTATTCGGCAAAATTATGAGGTTAATATTACCTTCGTGCACATCCACCCAAATGTTATTGTCACCTGTTAATGCGGAAATGTCTTCCAGTACTTTCAATTCAACCTGGTGGTTCAGCTGGACGAGAATGCATAAGGCACTCTCTGTGGTGCAGACCTCTTCAGCTCTCGTGCCTGAATGATGCTGGATGAAGATATCGTTAATCTCATCCTGCATCTGGGAAAAACTCTTGGTAAATGCCATAATTCTATATTTGAGTTTTAAGTTACATATCAATTGCCAAAATTCAAAGTTACAACATTAAGAACCAGAAGATGCTGTAATGTTTCAGTACGCATGGCTAAGCAACGATTCCCGGCCCTAAAGATAGTGCTTTTTGATACCAACTCCCCTTCTTCGATAACAACAAGTTTGCCGCTATCACTAATAGTTCTACATTCGATTGGAGTACCGGGTTTCAACCGCCCTTCCCAGTAATCTTTTTCAGAACGACTATAGAGAAATCTCAATTTGTCGCCATAATACTGATAATACACTATCATTGCATCTATGGCTTTTTCTATTACCATTACCTTATCTTCAACACTTCCTATGGATACTATATCACCCAAAGAAACTTCAGATAACTCTATATCATCAACATATTGCTCGAAATATTTCTTTATTTCTTCCATACTTTATATTTAGATTTAGTTATTGCAAAACCAATTTCAAAGCAAAGCGGGCATTATTTACCCCCCCCATACGGATCACCTCTTCATAGACACGCTCAAGGTTGCGAGGGTTCACATCTTTGATGCGGTTCATCTCTGGGATCGTCAGCTTATGCCCTGCCAAGGTTGCGATCTTGAACACCATCGCAGTTCTGCTCAGGCCATTGCCTGCAAATTTCTTACTCATATCCTACTGTTTTTCTTCAAATTCACATTCCCCCTCGAGCATGCAGCAGCTGCCTTCTTCGTCGTAATGAGAGCAAAGATCGCAATACTGCGTCTCCTCCAGCGTATTAATACAATGAATCACATCAGGACTATCAGCGATATCAGGATCTGCGCAATGACTACAAAGTTCATGCGTTTCATCCACCCACCAACACATGCCATAATCAGGATGGAAACACGGGTCGCTTTCAGTGCATCCGCACACTCTACACACACCGTACATAAACTATATGTTTAAACAGGTTTCTAAATTCATCTTGCGGATTGAGCTAGTTCTGAGGACAAATATGTAATTGTCGTTATAAGTGCTGTCAGGCTTGGCGAAAATCCCTGGCACCGTCTCCTGCCATCTGTCCTTATACTCTCTCTTTTCGAATTTGAAAGGTCTGCTTCTGGGATATTTCTCCTCCAGTTCTTCCTTCTTTGTCTTGATGTCATAATAGATATCGGGGATACAGTCTTTATGCACCACCGTATGGTCGTACTTTTCCTCTACATAGCGCCCCAATTCAAGGCCCATTTTGTTGACAGACTGATACGTCTGCACTTCAATAAAATAATATCTATCCATGTTCATTTTGTTTATTAGTTATCTTTGGAAAAACCTGCGGGCCTCACGGATGGCAGGCTGCAATCAATTAAATCTTTGACAAACATTTGGCATACCACTGTATGTAATAACGATATATAATAATTAGATCGAATAAAATGAGAATAGTTTTATCAACCACCTGGGATGAGGGAGGTGGAGCCGCTTACATGCACTCCTGATCTGCTCCTTGCAAGTCTTCTCAGCTTTTCCCAAATGCGCGGCAATCTCCTTTGGTAGATATCCTCTAGCATAGAGTTTGACAACACGCTGCTCTTCTGTTGGAAGTCCCAGGTTTGCTTTAGGCTTGCAGATCACTCCTTCGTCCTTACATATCCCCCTTAATGGGCACTTAACTTCTTCGAAATGAAACATATCATCCTCGATATCGCTGTATAAGAAATCGGCATCACCAAAATTACACCTGATAAAGCGGTCTACTATCCTGTATTCAAAATAGTATTTGTTGGCCACAGAACCTGATGCCCATTCCCTTAGCCTCTTGACGGCCTCAGGGAAATACCGCTGCATATTATCAAGCATAAACGTTATTTCCTCGCGATCGGAAGGAGTCAATGCCTTGCCAACACCATTTCGTCTAAGACAGGTCTGGCCATTAATGATGTAGAATTCTACTGCTTCCATACGCCATCATTTATAATGGGTGTAACAACCATTAATTCTAGATCCGAAAATTCCGTTCTTCCAGTCAAACGATTCCAGACGGAATTGTAGGACCAACCGAACTTATTCATCAGAAAACCGATGAGTTTAGTTCTTTCTTTCCTGCTTAGATTCTTGTAATAGGTCTGCAGCCCTAAATTAGAATTTTCTACCTTTTTCGTTTGCATAAATCGTAATTATTTCGTAATTTTGCGGCAAAGATACGAAATATTAATTTAATTTTCAAACGTTTTTGGTAGAATTTTAATCGAATGTGGTATATTTAGATAGATTCTAAATTATTTATGGTCTATTCTAAACCAATTTAGTATAACTTCAAATATTCATAATATGCAAGTAACAAAAGAGTGGGTAGAAGAATTAGCCAGAAAATATGGAAGAAGACCGAAAGAGGTACGCGATGTTTTGTGGCCCAAAACGCCATCGAAAAGTCTGTCATATCTAAACAAAGTACAAAGCCTGGGTATAGAAATGACTATAAAGATCGCAGACGTTTTAGGTTGTTCTTTGGACGAAGTTGTGCGAAGGCCTTACAACACAACTATGTTTGTCAATGAGGGTTTTGGCCGTGAAGAAGACGTATTAACGAATGGTGAGCCCCTTCACAGGATAATAGCAAGCCAGAAACAAATCATAGACCGTCAGGACAACGAAATTAAAAGGATCGAGAAGCTAACCCATGACCAATTAGACATGAAGGATAAGCAAATATTAGAGTTAGGAAGTCGCATTGATAAACTGATAGAGGTAGTGCAAAACCATGAGAATCAATGAATTATTTTTTTTGTCCCTACCAGAAAACTCGGACAGTTTTCGGACAGTAACCCGTCAAAAAACATCTAATATAGCACCGGAAACAGGCGATTTCAGGGCTTTTCAAGCGTCTCTTCAAATCGCCTCATCCCGACTTTTGAAAACCTTACAGCAGGATAAGTGGCTAAACGTCAGCCACTTATTTCCTTTTAGGAGACAGTCACAACCAGGTCCGTCGGACAGAACTCGGACAGGAATTCTGCGCAAAGGTAATGGAAAAATGTTGAATGGTGCTCGTTTCAAACAAAGAAATGAGTAAAAAAAACAATTTTTCACGTTTCAGCCCCTCTAATAATGAAATAAAGGGTTATACCGATCCACAGCTGGTGATTGGTAAGGAGACTTACGTTTTCTTCTACGCCTTTGACCCTGTGTCGGGATTGAGAAAGCGAAAGAAGTACATGCTCGGTCGCTGTAAGACGAAACGGGAAGTCCTCCGGAGAAGTAGGGAAATGATCAAAAACATCACCCGTAAACTCGAGTCCGGATGGAACCCATGGATAGAAGCCTCCGACGCGCTCACCTACACCTCCTTCAGTAGCGTAGCAGATCTCTATCACGACTACCTCTATAAGCGGTTGAATGACCGTTCACTGCGCGAGGACACAGTTGTCAGCTATATCAGTTACCTCAAGATCTTCAGGGATTGGATTGACTCAAAGGGAGAGGTAATATACATGTTCCAGTTGGATCACCTAGTAGTATCCCAGTTCCTGGACTATGTTTATATTGAGCGCAATAACAGTTTCATCACCCGTAATAATTATCTCGGTTGGCTCAGGAGCTTCTGCACCTATCTCCTGGAACGTGGTTATATTAATCTGGATCCTTGTGCCCGTTTCTCAAATATTAAGATCAAAGGTTACGCCAAGGAGCGCACAGTTATCCCCGATCATGTTATGATAAAGATCAGGGAGTACCTGCAGCACCATAACCGACATTTCCTTTTAGCCTGTTATCTGACTCATTACATGTGTATTCGGCCAAAGGAACTCTCGCGTATGCGCGTGGGCGATATTAATATAGGTGCCTGCACTATCACATTGATGGGCGACCAGACAAAGAACCATGACAGTGTGACGATCACCATGCCTCAGAAGGTGGCCAGGTTAATGATCGACCTTGATATATTCAGCGTCCATGGGCGCTGTTACCTCTTCAGTGACGGATTCAGACCAGGCGAGAAACAACACTCGGAGAAGCATTTCCGGGACTACTGGACGAAGCACCTCAGGAAAGATCTTGGCTTTTCGACGAAGTACGTCTATTATTCCCTGAAGGATACAGGCATCACCAACATGCTCAGGAATGGCGTAGACCCGATATCCGTCAGAGACCAGGCACGGCACTCATCGCTGGCCATCACCAACACTTATACACCGCTGGAATTGAAGGCGGCCAACCCGCTGATGCTTAAATATGACGGGGTATTATGAAATAAGCAGGACAAAACCTGCTTAATTCACAAAACCTCGTAGAAGTATCCTGTTTTCAGGGGGTCTATGCCATTCCCATTCACAGCCATGTCAATACGAGAGACGATGAACCGTTTACCGCAGAACTGATAGATCTTCTTAGGATCAGGCTTGCCGTAATAAACGAACTTCACGCAGATCTCATTGTTTCCATTGACATTCCTTTTTATTTTCATGCCAGGATTATGGAACTGACCGATAGAAGTCATATTAGAGGATGGAACCAGGGACATAGAATAGTGCGGACTGTTTTTATATAAGTTATCGATACGAAAATCCGTCATGGGAACAGGCATAACGATCACAGAAGGCTCATCTGGCATATCCAGTTCAAAATCCAACCTTTCGACAAACTCCAGGCTGCCATAGTACCTGTAAGTAAGACCATCAACGAAAAACACCTCAATAGTGCTGTTGTCGCTTTCAGACTCAGGACCCGACTCACCATTCTCCAAAACCTCTTGCACGGTTATATATTCCACATCCTTCTCGGCGCTGGAGCCAAAGTATTCGACCTCCGTCTGATTCTGGCAATTCACATTGACGATCATACCCTCGAAACTATGAACCATATTAGGGAAATTTCCAACCTCAAGTTTAAGATTCCAGTACATAGAGTTGAAGAAGGGCATCCTAATACAGCGTACGATCCTGCATTCGGACTTAGCCATAGCAGCAGGCACAATATTCAGGCTGACGGAAGCAGCACCCTCCTTCCTTATCAGCGGAGAGAACCAACCGCAATTCTTCAGCGAATACGATGTATAATGAATGTTCTCATACTCAGTCATGACGCCATAGAACCAGCCCGTAGGGCAGTGGAAGAGGGAGGTCAGCTTTTCTTTTACAGTCAGATTACCGAAAGCTCTGGACATGAGATCTGCAGATTCATACTCCCTCACCTCGAACATATTTCTCAGTTCCTCAGACACGACATCTATCGTACGCTCGCAGTCCGAAAGCTCATACTGGATATTAGAAGCCTCCAAGTACTCGAGTCCCTCTTCGTCATAAGTTGAAGAAAACTCATCAACAGGCTCAATCTCTACCGTATTTCCGTCGTTAATACTATCAAAAGACTTGACAGTTACGGTTTTGTTGGATTCGTCAAACATATACACTGCATTGAAGAGTTTGCGGAACTCATCCAAGAATTTGTAGCAGCTCCAGTGAGGCAGGGCCTTCGCCATCGACAGCGACACGCGGGCGCTAGCCACATAGAGTTTGTTCCATGGTGCGACATCAAAATCATTCCGGACGATCGAATAACCCAGTTTATCCATCACCTTTCTGAACACCATCATCAGGTTAGGCTGAACGGCAGCCATGACAATAGACGTAGCCAGAAGAGAGCCGGATCTGCCAGGATCATAAATAAAAGCCGGAGCGTTGGCCCAGATATTCTCACCTTCATCATGAATCGGCATAAACACATACTTTCCCGCCTCACCTATAAACCCTTGATTGTTGATATCGCTGACGGTACTCAGGGAAGTAACATCCTGAATTGTTTTGGAAGAAGCGAATCTTTGGTATTTCTCCGCAACTTGGCCATAATCCAGCTGATCGATGAAGATATGATCAAACGAAGACTTATAGCGCAAATACGATTTACCAGCCAGGATCTGGATTTTCACCTCTTTATTGGTAACAGAAGTTACGGTACCCTTACCTCTCACTACCTCGAGGTTGTCAGCCACCAGCCTACAGTCCTCATAGTCTTCGAACTCGAAAGTAGTGTCCATGCGGTTCATTGCGCCGAAGACTTCCCTGTTCTCAGGGATATCAAGCGGAAAAACAACCTCCATTGTCTTCTCCTCGCCATCCTTTATAAAAGGGTTCTGGAGAGTGATCTTAATGTCGGAATCAGCGACAGGGTAAGCGATCTTACCATTGATATATGCGCAGATCATCTTTCATTCAGTTTAGTGAAGTATTTATACTCTTTATCGAATCTATCCAAAGGGAACACCACCTGGATACCCTTCTCCCGGATGATTGTGAGAAGTTCCTCGTTTACTTCAGAACTACGGTCCAAAGAACCGCGCAGTTCCTCATTATCACTATTCACATTCACGACAGGCGTCACGACAGCGGTACCACCCTGACCAAGCTGGCGCGAGATATCGCTGGCAGTCAGAGAACCGACCGTGTTATTACGCTGAGCCTTATCGATGAAATCCAACATAGGACGCACATTCGGATTGTTCACCGCCTGGTGGTTGGCCACAAACTCACCTTCATGCACCACACCAGCCTCCTTACGATATCTCTTGCCACCAGTGAAACCACCAGAATAATAACCCTCCTCCTGAGCCTGTGCCTGCTTTTTGATAGCCGCTACCTGAACCATACCTGCAGCGACAGCGGCAGCTGCAGCGACAACAGCCAGGGCAGGACCGACGATAGGGATTCCATAAACAGCACCAGCAGCATTCAGGGCATTCATGGCAGTTTGAGCGATAGCCTGAGCAATCTGGATCTTCACCTGCTTCCTGTTATATTTCGTCTTGATGGCCGCTTCCTCTTTCTGTTGTTTCTCCTGCAGCTTCTTAACCTTCTTCTGGTTATTGCCTGCAGCAGCAATTTGCTTTTCGTACTTCTTCTTAACAACAGCCGTCTCATAATCAGCCTGAGCCGAATAGAGGGAGTTGGCAGCAGACATAACCTGGCTGGCAGAATTGTAAGCCGCTTGGAACTGGCTGGACAACTGTTGGCAGAACTCAGACGTTGCCTGCTGCTTGGCAGCGAGGTAAGCCGCATGGTTCTCTTTATCATTGGCATACATTTCCTTCAGCTGCTGCATGGTAGCCTGGTACTGTTGGATGGTACCAACAATAGGCATACTGAAACTCTTACCCTCTTTCTGGGCGTTCTCGTTCACCTTGTCCCGGGCGTTAGTCAGCATTTGGGATCCAGTCTGTGCGTTCTGCTCGTCCGGAGATACGGCAGAAGCGTACTGAGCCTGAATAGCAATTTTCGCTTTCTGATATTCCTCTTCCTTGATCAGTCCAAGCCGATGAAGCTCTTCAAGGCCATTCAGGGCGATATTCTTCAGGCGCTCATTACCCATATTCAGGTAATTCTCCTTCAGTTCCTCTACCATCTCCTCATATCGCTGTTGGCGATCCAGTTGATGTTGGAACTCGCGTTCCTGGATCTCCTGCTCGATCTCAACACGTTCCTCAGAACCCTTTCTATAAAGGGCAGCCTTTTCCTGAAGATAGTCGATATCCTCCTGGAACATAGCCTCCATGAACTCGCCTTCATCATCCCACTGCATCGACTGGAGAATAGCCTGTCTGCTTTGGTGGGCGATATCCACCTCCTTCTGACTCAACCGTTCCTGGCGCTCGACTGCCTTCAGGTTATACTGTTCCTTATCATTGAGGATCTTCTTATACTGGTCAGAATCCTCGCTCCAGATCTTCATACGGTTGTCATAGCCTTCCAGAGTAATGCGATCCATTTCAGCCACATAAGTACGGTAATCCCTATTACCCTGAGCGTACAGGGCAAGGTTTTCGCCAAGGAGTCTCTCCGTCTCAGCAGCGGCAGCCTTATCACGATCCTTCAGATCCTTCAGCTGCTGGGCAGCCAACTTCTTAGCGGCAGCATCAGCGGCCTTACGAGCCTTCTCTTCCGTCTTAGGATCCGTTACTGGAGTAGGATTAGGCGACTCCGTTTCTCCGGTAGAAGGTTTGTTTTCGGCAGCCTTAGTAGCCAAACGGGTCATCTCCTTATCATTCTTCTTAATCTGGTTCTGTTTGTCGATAACAGCCTGTGCACGACTATCATATTCCTCGATGAATCTTCGTCTGTTCAGGGAAACACCACCATATACACCCTGATCCTTTTTCTTAGCCTGGTCATACTTATCCCAGTTCGCATTAACCCACTTTGTTTCAGAATCAACCTCTTCCTGCAGATCCGCATTCTTTTTAGCAAGCTCCGCCACTTTGTCTTCATAAGCTCTAGCCTTTGCAGAGGCGATGATCTCAGTAGACAGTTTTTTATATGCTGCAGCAGCCTTGCCGGTCAGGATCTCCTCATCCGTCAGATCCTTGAAATACGCAGGATACAATCTTCTAAGGTCACCAATCAGATTCTTCCTGGTCTCCAGCTTGACATTGACATCCGTAATGGCCTTATACAACACATCCAGCTTCTTCGTTTCTTCGCCGGCACTCTTAGCGGCATTCTTCTCAGCGTCCGCAATATGATCGATCACCTTAACCGACTCCTCACCCTTCCGGTTGAAGTCAATCAGGAAACCGACCACGCCGGCAATGGCGGTGGCCACCGCAACCCAGGGATTCGCCTTGAGCACTGTGATCATTGCCTTAAGAGACTTGATGATCTTATCGTTCCAGAGAACCATGAGTTTAGAAACGACGATATCCTTATTCTTAGCAGCCACCAAAGCTGTGATGGTGACAGTGAGCGTAACCAACGTAGCCGCATACTTCTGAGCAAAGTCAATCAGGGTACTGAGAAGCCTTACAATCAGGCTACCCGTAGTAATGCCGTAGCGTGCGATAGGCATCAGTTTCTCACCCAGCTCAATAGTCAGGTCATGGAAGTGCTTCTGGGCTTTCTCCAACTGGGCCTGGACAGTCTCATTCTGCACGTTGAACTCATTGATGATCGAGGTACCCTCTTCAAAAGCATTATTGGCGATCTTTTGTCTCTCCACGACATCATCCACCTTTTGTCCAAGGGTGGCCAGCACACCGATAGCACGCTGACCGTCGAGGTTCATGGCGTCGAACACCTTACCCAGATCCTGCATGTCACGACCCTTCAGGCTCTTCGCAACCGCCAGGATTGCGCCATTGATATCCTCTGTCACGAGTTTCTTATATTCCTCGACCTTCATACCAGTGATGCGGGCAAACGTATCGAGGTCGGTAGTCATCTTCACCAGCAGCTGACCGAAGGCAGTAGCAGCCATTTCGTCACGCAGCATATTTTCATCCATGACAGCACCGAAGCCCATAATCTGAGTCTGTGTAAGACCCACCTGTTTACCGAAGCCGGCAACGCGAGCCGTGAAGTCCACCAGATAACCAGCCGAAGCAGAAGAATTCTGGGAAAGCTCATTGACGGCAGAAGAGGTGGCGAGCATCGCACCGCGAAGGCCCATGGTTTTGTCAGTACCGAAAGACATGGCCAGCTTACCCACGTTCTTGACGGCATTCTCTCCAAGGTCGTCACCCAGAGCTACATTGATCTTATCAGCGGCATCGACAAATTCCATGATAGCCTCCTTGCCCTGAATACCCAGACGACCAGCATCACCAGCCAATTGATTCAAACGCTCCCTGGAAGTACGGGTATCGAGCTGTTTGAATTCCTCATTCATTAGATGCACCTCTTCCGAAGTCTGCCCCGTATATTTACGCACATTCTCCATCTCCTGATCCATGGCGGCAAACGCCTCCACGCATCGACGAATGGTGAAAGTGAGACCAGTGACAGCACCGATGGCCGCAATAGCAGCACCTTGTATCTTGTTAAAGAAGTCGGCAGTGCGGTTCAAAAGAGACTGTTGGGCAGCCCCCTCAAAGCGTACACGTTCCAACTCCGTCCGGAACGCCTTCGCCTTTGCCTGCAGCTGATCAAAAGCCTTAGAACCTCGAGGCGTCTCACGCAGTTGCTCATTCACAATCTTGATAGAATACTCCAGGTCTCGTACATTGGCGGTAGAGAGATTAGCCAGCGTATTATCCACCAGCTTTGTTTCTCTTTTAACCTTCTCCATGTCCTTGGTAGCACCCTTGATCTCCTGGTCGTATTTATCAATCTGATGGACTACCTGCTGTTGCTCAGCATTGATCTCCTTCAGGCGGGCCTTCACCTCGTTCAGCTGCTTGACGGCGTTATCATAAGAAGGAGATTCAGGGCTAGACTTTGCCACCTCTTCTTCCAGATATCTTTGCGCCTGGGTCAGTTGGTTTACCGATGCCCCCTTCAAATTAGCCATCACAGTAGAAAGATTCTCGATATTGTCATGCAGACGTTTGGACTCTGCAGCCGACTCGCGGAAACCATTCTTCAGTTCCTTGATGCGCTCCTCCAGCGCGAGGACATTCTGCTGATTCTCCTTCCATTCCGCACTGTCAGGCAACATCTTACTAGACTGTCTCTTCAGTTCGCGGACGGCTTTCTGCAGCTCCTCCAGGGACATGTCATTGATATTATCGAGGATACCCTTAATACCCTCAATCTGACCCTTCCACCTGTTGAGTTCGCGGGTAGCCTTCTTCAGGTCGGCTTCATTAAAAAACCCGCCAGTCTTAGCGGCGTCCTCCTTAGCCTTCTTCAGATTCTTAACCTTATTCTCCAGCTCCTGCAGACGATCCATCGCCTGTTGGGAGTTGAGTTCAACCGTGGTAATATACCTTTCGTTCTTTGCCATAAAAACAAGCTATCAATTAATTTTCTACAAAGATATAAGTCGCATGAAAATCATAAAAATACCAGCCGTATTAACTTCGTATTAAGTATCTATTAAGTAAAAAAGAACCCCCGATTCTCACGAACCAGGGGAAGGTTTACAAATACTCAAATTTTCAAACGTGATAAAAAACATTTAGCTCATTGTCTTATCATGATGTGCTGGTTATATTTGACATCGACATGTGGATTGAAATTCACGATTTTCACCTCGTACCCTTTCGTGCCCCAACGCCAGAAGAGAAACCTATGTTTATAGAGCCTGGCCACCTCAGTTACAAAAGAGTCACGCACAGCATACTTCAGCAGCTGCTGGCGGGTAAAGTATTCGAAATCAACCCAGCGATCGTGGTAGGCATGCACACTGTCATTGACAGCCTTCATGATCACAGAGTCGCGGGCCTCTCTCAGCATCTTATTCTCACTCACCAACTGATTAACCTTCAAACCCAGATCCTTGATGAGTTCCTTATCCGCTAACTGTTGCTTGTAGTCAGTCTTATCCACCTCGACAGCCCTTTGCGACACTACAGGGATGGAGTCGCGGATGGTGTCACGCTGCAGGGGGACCTTGCTGTGCGCCAACTGCACACGCAGGTCATTCAACTCAATTTCCATATCCTGGTTCTTAACCCAATACCTGACACCACCGATCAGGAACAGGATAGACAACAGGATGACAGCCAATAAGAAAAGACGATCTTTAGTTTTCATAAGCCATATTCTTTTTTAAACCGACGATAATACAATAATCTCTCTGCAATGCCATTCTGCCCGCCATTCACCTTTTGGGTGATCCGGCGTACAATGTCCTCTCCCACTTTACCACCATCATCAAGATCAGCCAGAGTGTTAAGACCCTTAGTTTGCCAGAACCACATCGAAGCCATTTGGTTGTGAGGAAACAGAGCGACCTTCTCCGGATGTTGCAATACATCTTCTAGACAAAAATCTGATTCAGAGAAAGCCTTATAATTGGCCCTGCCTGTTAGTTGGATATACCCTCTACCCTTGTATTTCTGGCCGTCACCGTCTTTTTCAGGAGTGTTACCCAGGGCAATAGCTTTGGCTCCAGTATCATAAGCGGCACCACTGGCAATTTCCGTCGTATAGCGGAGACAAGCCGACTCATGCATCACCTGTGCCAGATAATGAACAAGGCGTTTCGTGTTATTGATCTCGTAGACCATAGCCCACTGGTTGAAAGATGCCACGAATTCATCAAGAGACTTGGCAGATGGCCTTGCAATGCCAACCAGGGCACGTAACAACTGATGTTTGTTGATCTGCATAACTTAATCCTCCTTTATGATTTTAATAATTCTCCCTTTCTTGATTCAGGCCAGAAGATCTTGCCCAAAAAATGAAATACCTTGAAGTCTAATGTACAAGTAGCCATTTCCTGGTTCAACGGCTCTTCATGCTCGAAGAATTTAATGATTCGCTCTGGATGATATTTTCCCCAGAAATTCTGATAGCCTTCCTTTGCCATTTCCAAATTGTCGTATGTATCGCCAGGGTGATACCACCATGAACCGTTTACATGCTTCTCAAGAATAGACACCATACCTATTCCTCCTCTTTCTTTTGGTTGATATATTCGCCCTTCTCGTTGAAGTCCTTCAGACGCTTCAGGAAAGACTTAGGCAGTACCGGCATGATGGCACAGCCGTTCTCGATGATAGAGAAGCCCTCACGAATCAGCATGGCAGAGCAGAGATACTCGCCGATCCATTGTGTGGTACCAACGACATGCCCGTTGACGGTGTAGTGGATCAGGATGTTCGAAAGTATCAGCAGACAGATATACACAAAGATTTTCTTGGAGAATTTCGACCAGAAATCCTCACTGGAGAGGTCGTGCAGTATGAAGTGTTTAACCAGGCTGACTGTTGTATCGACGACCACAGCCACGCATATCCATTTTGCAAACTCCCAGTCACGGTAGATGTATTGCAGGAAATTCACCGCAATGGTGCAGGGAAAGGCCCCGATGAGTGCAACTAAAGTTTTCAATGCCATATACATATATTTTTCTGCAAAGCTACGCAGAAAGCCGAGAAAATAAAAATACACCCGTGCTTCACAGCAGGGGTGTAACTTTCAAAATAACTAAATTATGCAATACGAAAGCACGCGATCAGAATTCAAGTTTTGTTGGATAGCCGGCTGTGATATCGTAAGCCAGTAGATCCTCGACACTATCCAGTTCAGAGATAGACTGACGATGGAGATTGGTTTGGTCGAAGCAGTCTCTGGCGTAGCTTTCGATCTGATGAAGCATAGCCTTGGCGTCAGAGACAGGCAGGGTATATACGGTGTTGTCGAAGACGATCTTCGTATTTTCCTTGCCGTCAGCTTCATCAGTAGCGAAGCGTTTGGACAGTTTAGAGCGATCAGCGTCACCAAACCACATCTTCACACCATTGAAGGTGAACTCATTGATCTCTGCAGAGGCGTCGCGTTCGGCAAGCTCCTGGAGACGGATCTTCTTAACCAGCTCCGGTGTCACCTCGCCATAGATCACCTCCTCCTTCCATTCTCCAAGGCCAGTAGCAACCTCCTTGCCCTTAGAATTGATTTCCAACACGTCCTTATAGGACACTCTGATAACAGTCACCTGCTCACCGATAACCTCTTGAGGCAGGAACTTTTCTTTCAAGTCTGTAACTTTAATCATAACTTTTCAAATTAGAGATTCTACAATTTATTTTTGATTTCTCAGAAAATTCATTTCTCAGTACAAGTTTCTCGAAGTGGCCACCCACATACACATATTTCCACCATTCTTCATTCATCGCCTCGATGATCCTACGACGGATCGCATAAGAGGCGTGATGAATCATGTAGCCGAGATAAGAGTTGGCGCGGCTCACAAACTCGGCAGCACGATCTTCCTTATCATCGATCATCGCCATCTCGAACATCATGTCCTCGAAGTTCCTGACACAACGGTTAGAGACGTATGTTCGCTCTTTCTTAATGACCGCACCAATAAACTTCAAACCCTTGGAATAATGTTGGATATAAATTTTGTTCGGGTGCAATTTCAGATGGAAGGCGGCTGCAATCATCCTGAATAAAGGAATAGACTTCAGGATATTCTCCTTTAATTCGTCCACGACCGTAAAATCATCGACATATCTTCCGTAGAACTCAAACAGAGCCTTTAATGCCACATCAAAAGCCGTCAAGAAGAAATTGGCAAAGATCTGGCTAGTGAGATTGCCGATGGGCAGGCCGTAATCATCGCCTGCAAAGAAAAGCGACTTGACACGAGCCAGTCTCTTCCAGGCATGCAGCGGCGAATGGAAGATGCAGTTCTTTTGAGGGCGGTTGAACACTACAATCTCAGTCAAATATAGAAGGATACCTCTATCATCCCCCCTATAATTGTCCAGAATAAACATTTTCAGCATCTGCCAAAGCGTAGGCAAATGGATCGACATAAAGAAACCTCTAAAGTCAAACTTTCCCACATAGCAGTCCTGGGTATAGTTACACGAACATTCCCGGATCATCTCATGCACCTGTTGTATGCCAAACAGAGAACCACGGCCTTTACGACAGTTGTACGTGTCATCGATAAACAGTTGTTCAAACAGCGGTTCCAGTCGGATAGCAATATAGAAATGAATAATCCTGTCGCGGAAAGCAGCGGCAAAAATCTCCCTCAGCAAAGGACGGCGAACCAAGAATGCAATGCTAGGAAGAGGCTTATAGTTGCGGGAATCAACCAATTCAGCCAATTCATAGATGCGGACTGCCCAGCCCAGCTCAAATTCCTGCGCACTACGTTTGTTCCGCTTGTTACTGCGGCATTGCAGGTAGGCAACGGTCAAGTCATCTACCAGTCTCATCACATCCGGGTTTGCGTAAATCTCGCTATCGCACATATTATATATTTTTATTATGGTGCCTCTCTTTAAAGGTCTTTAGGAGAAATTCACAGAAGGGGCGCACGGCATAATTGTTGTTCGGGTTGTTGTTGTTAGCACTGGCGTTACTCCAGTTGAAGTACCAGAAGTAGAAATTACTGCCGTTCGCGCAACAGTCGGCCACTGACTTATTCTTAACTAATCCCAGAACGGGGTGATAGTAGGCCGCCTTTTCTCTTATGACTGCTCACTCCGTGAAGCCGTAACCGCACGGACACTGGCAGAAGCACGTCTATGTGTTAGGCACAGTCCCTTGCGAGGGGGAATAATTCGGAAGTTTCTTCAGCTCAGCATTCTTCCATCCTGTCGCCTGTCTGCCGATGTTCGCTACAAGAACGAGCATCTTGGCATTCAGGCTACTACCAAGACCCTGAAACAGATCGTGCTCCACACAGAACTCAACATAACTTTCCAAGGTTCCCTGCTCAGAGAGGAGCTGAGTGATATACTCAACCCTCTTCGCAGGAGTATTGGCACGGTTAGCGTAGTTGATTCTGTTGATGATGCGCTCAGCGGTATCCTGCATCTTAGCCAGCAGGCCATGAACGAGATACCTGGGCGCATCCCTTCTCATTTGAATGATCAGCCACAGAATTTCTTTAGCTGGAGCCGTAATTTTCAAGTCTCTTGTCAGCATCAGGATAAAAGGGTTAAAAATTAAATATTAAAGGGTTAAAAAGCACAGAAGGGGCGCACGGCACAATTGTTGCCCGGGTAGTTGGAGAAAGCACTGGCGTAACTCCAGTTGAAGTACCAGAAGTAGAAATCACTGCCGCTCGCGCCGTAATACGTGGAAGTCCAGTTCTGCTCGTTTGCGATAGGCGTACCACCACAAGCAGCCAAACATTTATCGACATCACTCTTATTGTTTGAAGCAAGTTTCCACTGGCCAGCAGCACCGAGATATCCACTAGAACCGTTTGGGAATTTGTAACTAGAAGCCGCACCAGCAGCATAAGTGAAATCGGATCCGTATTGAGCCGTCATTTTTGCAGTATCAGCAGCACCTGAATATCTGGCAACGGCTTGAGTGGCATCCGAAATTGCAGTAGCACCGGAACAAGCAACGTTATTCACACTATTAATCTGTTTTTTGCCAACATCATTCTTAGCAATGACGAACTTCTGGCTAGAAGAGAGCACGGCAACACCCATAGCATCTTCATTCATGACCAAGCCGGCAGCCAGGGCCGTAACCCACTGGTCAGCCGTATAGAGACGTTTCGCCTTATCGCAGACAAATACACCAGTTTTAACCTCGCCATAGATCATCGACACATCGCGGGAGTTCATACCCGCTACAAAATTCTTCGTCGCAGGGGCTGAATAGCCGGACTTCGCATTCGCACTCACGGAGTAACTCGTACCGAAAGGGACTTTGGATGTGACGACGCCAGAAGCACCGACAGTCAGCACGCTACCGTTGATCGTGATTTGCTGGTTCTCTGCAGACACATTAGTTTTGTCAGTACCGACAGTCACCTTCACCAGCTCCGTCTTATAGACCATATTCAAAGTTCTCACGCCACCGCCGAGGGCTGTGAAAGCCTTACTGTCAGGCGTAGCGTAGTTGGTGACGTTGCCGACAGCAATCGAATAGTTCGTGTCCTCGTCGATATCCAGGGAGATATCCAAACCGGACCATGTAGTAGACAGCAGAGGTTCGTTGGCATCCGTATCCGTGATGACTACAGTAGCACCAATCAGGTCAGTATCATCATCCTGATTCGTGCACAGATGCAGCGTCAGACGCTCAGCGGTCGCAGGCACGGCACCGGCATTCTCACCCTTCAGGTTCGGAGTGGTGATCACAGTGTCTCCAATGCGGATCTGCAGTACGTACTGAGAAGAGTTGTTAGTCACTTCAGATACCGCAACCTTCAGGTTAGGCGTATCATAATTGCCACTAGGGGTAACAAAACGGAGTTTATAGGACGAAGCCGTATTCTCCAGTACAGAAACATTGCAATCCACAAACTGAGGATTCAGATCGCTATAAGCGTGCTCGCCGTCCGAGATGGCAATGTTAAACTTGCCATTCGACAACTCTTCGAGCAGAAACACGTGGGCAGGATACACAGTTTCATCCAAAGCCCATTCGGCAGTCGTTTTAACGATCTGCTGATAAACGTACAAACCTTTCTTTCCAGACATAATTAAACTTCATTATTATTGTTAGACTCATTTTCATTCTCATTCTCTTCTGTCTCAGATTCCGGCTCTGAGAGAACGCCTTGGTTGATGATCTGCGTGCTGTCATCAATTTGCGAAGCCCCCTGGAGATAGATATTGAACGGCAGCGAACCGCCACCACCCAGCTCACCCCAGACGGCAGTAGTCACATTTCCTTCCGTAACCAGGTCATACAGTTTATAGAAGACGAAACCGCCAGTATCTTCAGCATCCTGATCCACAACTCTAACCTCGTCACCAATGCTAAAATCAAAAGACACATTGTTGATCGTGTAAGATATAGTAGAAGACGTAGGAGCAGACTGGAGAGTAACAACCCTGGCTGTCAGATCAGACTTCTTCGCACGTTTCTCGATCTCGTTTTTAATCTGAGGAAAGACCTTTAACTTCAGATCAGACATTAACTGATCTATACCTTGTTGATCGTAGATATCCATAATAATTAAAAAAATTAATCAGAAGTACTAAACGTGTAATTTTTCCAGACCGCCTCTGCAGTAGACTGATCGACGCTGGAGACGTTGCTACCGGATATATCATCTTTAGTGGCAAAAGTATTTTTTGCCCATAAATAGATAGGTTTGTAGAGTTTCTGGATGAAGCCCTCTATTCCTGTAGCCGCTAATTCATTTGCCACTTCACTCATAGTTAAAAGAAAAATAAGTAAATAAAAAGGCTGACGGGCAGCCACGAGGGACATTTATAAAGACATTTATAAAGACATTCATAAAGACAACCCGTCAGCCGTTAGAATTAATCACCCTGAGCAGCAGGCGTGTTGGCAGCAGCCATGGCAGCGTTCCAGGCAGCGGTGCACTCTTCCTCAGTGATCTCGTCGAAATCAGCGGCCTGAAGAGCAGAGTCAGCCTTGCCAAGTGAGGTCTGTACGGCACTTGACATATCAGTTGAAGGCATACCTGTCTGAGGCAACTGATAAGCACTATCTGCTTTGTCAAGAGAAGCCTGTACGGCAGAAGCCAACTTGGCCTTGGTCAGAGTGCCGTCAGCGATGTCGGCAGTGATGGTGTGAGTCTGAGGATCGATGCTCAGAGTAACCATCTTGCCGTTCTGATTACCAACAGTCAGGTATTCAATACAAGAACTCATGTCTGCATAGCTGAAGGTAGGCGATTCACCAGCAGCATTAGAGCTGTACTTCATGTACACACCAGCGCCGGTCACACCAACACTAGAGCCGACCTCAGTAGCACCGTCGAAGTACTTACCGGCGTCGTCGCCTGTACCCTCTACGATAGTCACGAGCTCAAACGTACCATTCAGTAAGTCTCTCTCGATGTCGATGTCCATCGTGGTAGCACCGGCACCCGTACCCTTAGTGAAGCGATAAGTTTTCAGCTTACCGGTGTTCGGGTGTTCCAGGACCTCAAAGGTCACGGCGTCACTGTTAGCCTTAGCGGCCAGGGACTCGAGAGCAGCACCGACATTCGTCTTGGCGCCAGAGTTGAAGTACTCGCTAGTGATAGCGATGTCACCAGCCACGAGGGCGTCTTTCAGACCGTCTGCATAAGACTTAGCAGATGCGAGACTTGCAACGATTGTTGCAGCGATGAGATTCAGGGTAAACGTGAGTCTCACCTTGGTTACAATTTTCTTTAAGTTGATCATAACTTTGAAAAAATTAAAACGTTAATAATTAAGAAAACTAAATATTGCGAAAAAGCAATTATCCATTATTCAGGTTCAGGCCGGCGTTCTGCATAGCCTGTTGCCATTCCTCTTCAATCTCCTCCTCCGTCATTACGTTGGAGTCGTCGAGAATGTCCAGTTTATCCTGGATATCCTTCTCGAGATCGTTCTTTTTAACGCCCCCATCCTTGATCTGTTCCGTGCCGACCACGTTCTCAGGAAGGATCTCGATACCGGAGCCATCCGAGGGAAGCTCGAGCTCAGTACGATGGCGGGAGAGGATCTTAATCTTACGCAGGATGTTGCGTCCACCCTCCACAATCTCAACAAGCAGTTCGAAGCCGGAATGACGGTAAGTCTTGAACTGGGAAGTATTATTATTAGCCATAGAATTAAAACCAAACTTTAATTAATTAAAAACAGTTACCGTTCTCACACCCAGTTTCTGGGCTTTCGTATTGATGGCCGTCTTAGCCACCTGCTTGTTAGAGTAGAACTCCTTATCCAAGCCAAGGGAAGGAGCGCCTTTCTGCCAGAACTCGAAGATCCACAGGAATTTCCTGCGCTGCTCGATCTTCCAGCGTTTCGGGGCCACCTTGCTACATCTGATAAAAATCGTTTTCTTCTTACTCATAAATTAATCTGTCGTCGTAAAAACATAATCACTCCAAACAGCCGAAGCAGTCTCTACAGAGACGAATACCAGGCTGGCATAGAACTGATCGATCAAGGATTGCTTCTGCTCCTCAGTCAGATCACCAAACGCAATGATCATCTTGTTCGTGCGAGTCATCGCGCCAAAAGTTCCGTCGCCATTGTCGTGCGTTTCGTCCCATACCCAGATAAAACCATCGTTACGCAACTCCCATGGATTATCATTGAAAGCCTTAGCCCTGACACTCTGTAGGAGAGCAGCGTCACGGGCACTGTTACAGTCGCTGATAGCAGCAGCAGTATCATGCTGGCGGGTCTGTTCCTGAGTCTGACGAACACCCTCCTGGCTCTGGCGAGTCTGCTCCTGAGACTGGCGGGTACTCTCCTGGTTTTGACGGGTATTCTCCTGAGAGACGCGCAGCTGCTCAGCGGCAACCCTCGCCGCTTCATCATCCGACCAGTCAGCCAGGGTGTTATTGACACCGGACTTGAACGAGTTCCATGCAGAGACCTCATTACTATACCAGCCCTCAACCTCATCGCGGAAAGGGTTGTACCATTGTGTTACTGCAGCATAGATCTCAGCGGCATCATCACCTTTCTCTTTGGCGTAGTCTCCTTGGGTTTTACTGTAGTCGCCCTGGTTCTTGGCATAGTCACCCTGCTCCTTGGCGTAGTCAGCCTTCTCCTCGGCATAATCACCTTTGGCTTTGGCATAATCACCCTGGGCGTTAGCATAGTCGGTGGCATCCTCAACCTCTGAGATCGCAGTATCAAACTCAGCAGTCAGCAGAGAGAGGGGAACGCGCACGGTTTTCTGGACGCCACCAAGTATCTGAGTCGCGGGAAACGATACAATACCCTCTCGCGTAACAGCCAACTCGACCTGCTCGATCGCCTTCATATGAGATCGCAGGTACTCCAGGAATCCCGGCAACGCATCCTGATAAAACGCCCGCTTCTCTTCTTCAGTAGTCGCGTACATATACCGTGCCTCCTATAATTACTCCTCTACATCCTTGATATCAAAGATCTCAGCCAGGACCGCAGCAGACTTAGTGAACACGTCACTAAACTCCTCTGCAGAGAGTGTCGCATCCTTCCGGATAGTCAGCAGGGTAGAGCCGTCCGTCTCACGGATCAACTGAGCCAGCTGCTTCTCATCTCTTACCACAGGAGCGCTGACACGCTTGCCTTCAGCGGTCGTCTCTACGCGGATGTTCATCACCAGGTCACCAGAGCCGATCTGCTCGGTGAACTTCTCAATACCAGTTTCACTTACCTTTTTCATAACTTATTTATTTTTAGGGGTTAATAATTCAATCACTGCCTGTTTTGCGGATACAACCATATTGGTACCAGGAGCCTGCAGGATATTCAAGATCACGGGGATATACATCTCAGGGATGGCAGCTTTGCCCTCTCGATAGATGCAGCGGGCAATTTCATCCAGACCGAGATCACCCGTATTCTGATGGATCACATTACCAAGGGTCTTCGACACGTCCGTCTCACGGAACTCATCGAAAGCCACCTCGATCATTACTTTCGTAAAATCATAGACAGTTACTTCTTCTTTGTTCATATACAGTTCGTTTTGTTAACCTTTCCTTACTCTCAAAATCTCATCATCACCGAGAAACACTTGACCTACGCCGACTTCATCCCTGGTCGGCCAGGCTTCAAGCCAGGTGCTTAGATACAGCTTATTTGAACCTAAAGCATAGCCAAATGTGATAGGGGGCTTGTTTCCGACAATAGGGAGAAAAGCTATTGAGTCAGGACGAATTAATATTTGCACTTCATGTTGTGTAAAAGCCTGTTTCCCTTTCAATGACAAATAAGGAGATGTACTGCCATTCGTTTCTGTAAAACCAAGATTAAGTACAGTCTTATCGTCAGCATCTAAACCACGGATACCTGATGCCTTCCAGTTACCAACTATAGTTTCATCACAGTAAATCTGCATTTTGTTGCCTGTCGAACCGATAGTATAATTACCTTTGATATTACCACCCAGCAAGTCTCCTTTAATCCAAAGATCGCCATTGGGGCGAATATTCATTACTTCAGTTCTTTGATCACCGTTCACGGCAAAGAACTGGGCTGTATGAGTAAAATCAAAAGTAATATTATCAGCACTCACATACACGCCGCTCTCCAGGTGGCCACTGGCATCCTTACGAACCACGAGATCGAGCGAAGCCGACTTCACGTAATCCCCCTCGATGGCAGTCACACGACCAGAAATGCTACCGGCAGTAACCTCCAGCGAACCCACACGGGTACTGAGATCAGAAGCGGTACCAGCCACACTCGAGACTTCTTGACGGATTGATTGTGCAGTCTGAGTGATCGCCGACGTGTTGGAAGATATTCTACCATCAAGCGCCGTATAATTACTGGAGACAGTCTGTTGGATCTGCGTGGCGGTAATTGACAGCTGGGCGATATTCGTCTCATTGGCACTGGTACGGGTAGCGATCAGTGAGATATTGCGGGAAGTCTGATTGAACTGTGTCGAGAACTCCGTCTTGAACTCACTCAGCGGCTCATCCGTCAGCGACAGCGCAGTAATATAACACTCGCCATCGAAAGAAAGAACGAAATCACTCTCACCATCCCAGGTACCTTCCCACTGCAGGGTAAGCCACTCGTTGCTTCTCTCGAGCACCCGGACCTTCGTATTGAAAGCCCTGTTGTCAGACAGTTGGGAGTCAGGAAAACCAACCCGCAGCGTACCAGGATTGATCACCCGGATCCTCATATTGAGATACAGGGAATCCCTGACATTCTGGTATGAGGTCGTCTGAGAACTACCACTGCCCTCATCGTAAACTTTATGCGTGCCAGGCTGCTTCATGACCAGATGGCTCTGGGATATCGAACTGTTGATGATATGCAGTACCTGGCTACCCTCCACCGTCTCCGGCTTCACGCCACGACGGACGTCGGCCAACGTACCAACAGAAGAGATGACCGCCTCGCCATCAAGCGTATAGAACATGATATCGACATGCTCAAACGTCCAGTCGCGCACAGAGCCGTCAAGATTCAGTTCCATGAAAGAAGCATTGCGGAGGTAGTTCTCATCATCCGTCACCTCATAGACCGTCTCCGCGATCTTGGCAGCCACCAGTCCCTGTAGGATCTGCACGGCAGTATCGAGGCTTTCACCCGTACGACGCAGACGGACATCACCGACGATATACGCATTGATCAGGTATTCGCCGAACTCCTGCAGCCAGCCGAAAAGGTGGTGATAGATACCCTGGAGATTACCCAGACGGCCCTTCAGATGGTTATCAGGATCCGTCTTCAGCCCATATATGATGTCCATATACGGCGCATTCGTACCAACAGACGTCAGCTGAATGATACCCTTACGTTCCGGATCCGTCAGGTTATCCACGCGGCAGAACGTATCATGCTGCTCGATCAAGGACGCAGGAGTACCATTCTCCATCGTCGTCGCAAAAGCGGTGAACTTCACCCAGTCGAGTCGATCGCCATTCTCATCAACCTCCCCACCGGAACCAACCTCCGTAATCCTCAGTTCGTAACTCTTGATGATATAGCCGTCACCACCGCTCGCCACATCATTACCAGGCTGATACTGCTGCACCATGATACAGTCACCGACGCGAAACGGCATCACGAACTTACCGCCATTCGTATTCAGCCAGACCTTACCAGTGGCAGGATCATAATGGTGTACCTCTTCCATGGCAGTGATGATCCGGTTATCATTCTCACCCAACAGCTGGGACATGATGAACTCATAGACTCGCAGCGAGCCACGGATATTCGCACCGTCGCACTCCAGGACATATTTATACTCAATCTGACCGGCAGCGTTAGTGAACTGCTTCTTCTGGATCGCCCAGCCCGTGCCTCCGGGGAAGCCACTGAAAAAGTTGGAGCTGGAGAGACTGCCGGAATAAATAGAGTCACCAGCCACCTCCAAGGCGGGAAGCACCCTGCCGAAATCATCCACATGGCCAGTACCGTCACCAAGTTTGGTGAACTCACGCACCCAAAGCTCCTTCAGTTCTGCAATACCCTCTTCAGTGATCTTACCACCTTTCAACCCTT